CGGTGCCGGCGATCGTGCTCATTAACTCCATGCGGCGGATTTCAGGGTTTGAAATACTCGCCATCACTTTGTCGATCAGACTGAAACGCTCGCCGGTTTCGATGTTCTCCAGGTCGCAGCTTTTCAGATAGTCGAGATTCGACAGACGGCGCGCACGTACTTCACGGATAGCCTGCTTACTCGCATACGGGGAAGCGTCACGGTTAACCTTGCCGATGGCGATCAGCAAGGATTCACGCCAGCGTGTGCGCTGACCTTTAAACTGGCGTAACCACCAATCCGGATTAACCAGGCGCGACATGGAGGCGATAGCGGAAACGGCATCCAGCTTGCCTTTGCAAAATCTTGTCCAGTACATCGGCGTGACATTGAAAGCCTGTGCCATACCTGCGATTTCGCTGTACAGCTCGCACTGGGTATCACCTTCAAAAAGAATCGAATTATCCCCGTTGTACTGAGCAAGAAGCTGATCACAGCGGTCTTCATAGATTTCTTTCAGTTGTCCGGCGATGTCCTGGGCGAACCGGCGCAAAGGTTTATCGCTCATGCTCGGCAGCCGGTGATAGGTGTCTGCCTCAGACATAAACTTTATGGAGGCATTAAGATTCATTTCATGCGCAGAATTGACTGCATCCACACGCGGCAGAATGCTGCGCCCCAACGTATAGACCAGATATTTATGTGCAGCGTGAACTCCCTGCTCTTTCAGCAGAAATTTATAGCGGCCTGTAAAAATTTCGCGGAGATCGGTGGAGAGGTTTTTTACTTTGATTAAAACAGCTTGCCCCTGATCGTATTCATCACGGGTAAGCGGTCTTTCCAGGCCAGAAACGGCCTGACGTGGTTTGTTCCAGGGAAACGCCCAAACTTCGGGCACGATAATTTCAGAAGAAAAACGGTTCATTGCAGCAGGAGTTTTCATCTAAAACTCCAGACACATCTGGGGAGAACGCTTTGCTTCATAACGTTCGAAGTATTCCACCAATGTTGGCGGGTGAACCATCTCGATGGTTTTCCGTAAGATTGCGCAGCGACCCGCAAGTACTTCTTCATCAGTACAGCCGATAGCGCGGAGCTGGGATGTCAGCTCAGGATATTTCACTTCGGTTTTTGGCACGTTGCATGCCAGATTTGTACTGTCCGCTGTAGTAAGCGGATAATTTCCAAAGACGCGACCGTCTAACATGCGCAGACCGTGGACGTGAATGCCTGGATTTTCGTCCCGAATAGCAACGAAGGCTTCATGCATCCTCACGTGCCAATGTTTTGTCCGAATAGCCGCATATTTGCCTGATGATCCTAAACAGACTCGCTCCCATCCGGAAGCGAGCCTTTTTAAACGGTCAATCGATTCATGCAAATGCCAGACAGGTGCAGCTTTATCGCGAAAAACAGAAGGTAACGTTTTAATCAGAAGATCGTTGTCTTGTTCCCCGCCCTCAATCACGTCAGGTATGCAAAAAAATTTAAGCTTGTCATGCCCATACCAAATCGACAGAAACTGATAAAACTTCGTCCAATCAATCAACAGACCGCGCTTCCATGCACTAAACGCTCCGCAATCCAATCCCACAGAACTGGCATAGGTGAAGCATTGTTTGATTTGATCAGGGCGCGCATAAGAGACGAAAGCGCCGCTATCACGGATTGCCACTTTTAAAACGTTTCCTGCGCCACCCCAGACTGGCGTCCCATGAAAATGCCGCATCATCACTGGTTGTCTTTTATATCGGCGAACAAGAAATGGGCATTAATAACTGCCAGCAAGGTAAGAACGACCGAGAAAGCCATCATCAATTACCTCGAAAGTGTTTGGCATTCATCTCAGCAAGCTCTTTGCAATACACACAAAGCTCAACACCTGGCAGAGCTGCGCGGCGTTCTTCGGGAATTGGGCGCTCACAGTCAAGACAGAACATTGCAGAAACACCCGTCACTACCTGTCTAACTGCGTTAATCTGGGACTCAAGTATTTCTGCCTGACGCTCTGTGATTGAATCGAGTAAATCCGGCATCAGACAATCTCCCACGCTTCGTTTTGAATGCGCTCAGCTTCTTGGCGCAATATTTCAACAGCACCACGTCCCCCAACATCCTTTTGAAGAATGAAAGCCGCAATCGCATCAAGGCGGGCAGAGAACACGGCAGCCAGATTTCGCCTTTCGTCTAAACGTGCATCAGATAATGAAGCTAAATAAGCAATATATTCGGCCTGCGCTGCCCCCTGATTAGATGAAAATTTGATTGGGTGAGTCTCAATATTTCGCATAATAATTTCCTGTTTTTAGGCAAAAGAATGCCCGGCGGGTTTACGCCAATTAATTTCAATTCGGGTTAGTGTCTGATATTTATCCTGCAGTCATCTTCACTGATAAATTTCGGAAGTGACTCAGTTAAACCAAGTAAGGAATTCAGCGCCGCAACCACTTGATGTCGCTCAGTCGGCGTTAGTTCTGCAAACTTCATTTCTACGTGGCGATTTTTCAGGCCAGCATGAAAGCAGATCGTTTTACGCATATGCAGCGGCTGACTATCAAATGTTTCCTGCGCTACATTCTTTTTGTGTTCCAACATCTCTTTAATTCTTGTCAGATGTTTTTTACCGATCTGGATATGTTCTTCGTTCCCTAAAAACATAATCACCTCACTTAAACAGTCGCTTAAGAAGCGGCTTTGAATTTCTTACGGCCTGCGGGGCAGTGGCTTTTAACGGTGAAGGACTCCAACGCTTTCCGCCTGGCAACTCGATGCAACCATGACCAAAGTGACGTAAAGGACTTTGCTGTTTCAGAAGTGGTGCAATTGAGATTGGCATAATCACATCATCCCATTGGTAGCAACGCTGGCGACGGCACCGACGGCAGAGGCCAGCACTGGTGAACCTTCTACCCGCCCCTGAATCGCCAAGCCGATCAGCGACAAGTGGCGGATCCCTGCGTTCACACTTTCCATAATTGCGTTTTTAGCCTGGCGTGTTTGTCGTTCCGGTGATGCCGCACCCGCAGCAACCGATCCCAACGCTGCCGTGGCGTGAAGCGTGTAGGTAGCAATATTCCCCTCGGCCAGCTCATTCACTGGAACCGCAGGCATACATTTCATCTGAGCCAGCAATCCATCGATCAGAGTTGCGTCTTCGGTAGCATCAGTTATCACTGCAATTTCAATGGCAGTAAGCTGATGAACCTGATCAGGATTTAGCTTGTTACGCAGGGTCTGTTCTTTCATTCCAATAGTGCGAGCAAGTTTTGACAGGTTGTGACGAACGGCAAAAGCACGACACGCGTTATCAAAGTGCGGCTGGTTGGAAACCTGAAAATCAAACATGTTTACCTCTCAAAATTCACTTAATGTGAATTAAGCGCCAATAACAATTTGAAATCGTGAATGACCAAGATTCTTTTTGGCTTCCATTTCTTTGTAACGAGCGTACAAAATTTTGATTGGACCACCTGCACGCTTATTGCCTTTCTTGATAGTGCGCGGCTCGATTGGAATGCGAGGGTTTTCGCCGGTCGTCTGGCGATAAACGGTACGAACGGATACACCTTCTAGGGCGGCGAATTCCTCAGGATGGACAGTTGCGCGGGGGATCTTGATTGTAATGAGTGTGGTCATAATGCATTATTCCCTTTTTAGTGATTTATTTGTCATTGATTGCCACCGTTTGCCAACTATCGCCATCAATGAATCAGGTTTAACCGCACTTTAATGCGTAAAAACGCATTAATCAATACGTAGGTACGTATTTCATGGAAAAAGATGCTGGGATAAGTAATGAAGATGTTCTTAATCGAATCTGCCAAGCCTACGGATTTAGCCAGAAAATCCAGCTAGCCAGGCACTTCAACATTGCCGCAAGTTCGCTGCAAAACCGCTATACACGCGGCTCCATCTCCTATGACTTCTTAGTTCACTGCTCTCTCGAAACCGGAGCGGAGACACGCTGGTTGCTTACTGGAGAAGGACAAAGCTTAAGAAGTGGTTTAGATGCTTCAAATACTCAAAACTCTTCTTCAACATTTAAATTATTCACTTTAAGTGAAGGGAAACTTAGTGAAGACGGTTCTTTGAACATCGATCACAAGCTTTTTGGTAAAGCTCTTACTCAACCTATCTGTGTTAAGTCTGATGGAAAGACTCATATGGTTGAAAAAGATGCGTCTCTTTCTGATGGAACATGGTTGGTCGATATTGAAGGATCTATCAGCATCCGCGACTTGACGTTATTACCGGCAAGGAGGCTTCACGTTGCTGGCGGCAAAGTCCCTTTTGAATGCGGCATTGATGAGATAAAAACGCTTGGTCGTGTGATAGGGATTTATGCAGAGGTAAATTGATGGCAGTCAGAAAACAGGCTGATGGATGGTGGCTGTGCGAGCTTTATCCGAACGGTGCAAAGGGTAAGCGTATACGCAAGAAATTCGCCACCAAAGGCGAAGCATTGGCCTTCGAGCAACACACCATTACCAAACCCTGGCAGGATGAAAAGGACGATAACCGCACTCTGATAGAAGTGCTGAAAATCTGGTACTACGCCCATGGCCTTACGCTAAAAGATGCAGACAGACGTCTCGCCGTAATGACACACGCTTCTGTTTGCATGGGCGAACCACTTGCCAGGGAATTCGATGCAAAGATGTTTTCCCGTTATCGGGAAAAGAGACTTTTAGGGGATTTTTCACGCGGCAACAGAGTGAAGAAGATCACCCCACAAACGATCAATCTTGAGCAGGCATATTTTAGAGCTGTTTTTAATGAGCTTATTCGCCTTGAAGAATGGAAAGGTGAAAACCCGATCAAGAATGTTCGGCCGTTCCGCACAGATGAAAGCGAAATGGCTTTTCTGACAAAAGTGCAGATAGAGCAGCTTTTGGCTGAATGCAGGAACGAAGGTAACGGCGACTTAGAATGTATTGTAAAACTATGCCTCTCAACGGGCGCACGCTGGTCAGAAGCTCAGGAACTCAACAGAAGCCAGGTGACGGAATATAAAGTCACATACACGAAGACAAAAGGCCGTAAGAATCGCACCATACCGATCAGCAAAGACCTTTACGACTCATTACCAGCAGTAAAGAGCGGGAGGCTATTCTCCGACTGCTACCGCGAATTTCGCTCTGCCCTGCAACGCACCGATATACAGTTACCAGCCGGTCAATCATCGCATGTGCTCCGTCACACGTTCGCTTCTCACTTCATGATGAAGGGGGGAAACATTCTCGTTTTGCAGCGTGTTCTAGGCCACACCGATATCAAAATGACAATGCGTTATGCCCACTTTGCACCCGAGCATCTTGAGGAAGCAGTGAGGCTAAACCCCCTGGCTTAAATGGCGATAAAATGGCGGTGCAAATGGTGCATACTGGCAATTAAAGGAAATGCGTGGCAGATGGTGTCAGTACTCACTTACATTCCTAACCAGTATATACGCTAGGAATAGGCTTCTGCCCTGGGTTTTATGGCTCATGCGATCCCTTCTCGTAACGTATGGCTTATAGCTTTTGCAACAGTACGCTGAAAAAGCCGCCAAAACGGCTAATGTGGAAAGATTACCTGATCACACCCAGTGAGTGCTTACTAACTTCATAGAGCCAACTACATCAGGGGTACTGTAGGAAACTTATCTATTTCTGCCGGATAACAGGCAAAGAAAAACGGCGTATCTTTTTAAGGATACGCCGTTCAGATTTGGGAGCGGTAGAGGTTTATCAGGCAGCCACTTTTTTGCTGCGGGAACTGACTTCGGCGAGGATCTCTTTCTGCTTGTTCTTCTCGCCAATCATTTTGTACCAGCCTGAAAGCTTACGAAGATCCGGCAAGGTAGCCTTTTCCTCAACATCGTAAGCACTTAATTTCTCACGATACTCTTCAAAGATGGCGATGCAGCGACGTGCCCACTCGCCTTCAAGTGCGGAACCGGCCACGGCACGCGGACGTCGTGGTAAGCGCGGACGCAGCGGCTTGCTGGCTTCTGGTGCAGATTCATCCACGTAGGCAAACTTGATGGATACGACCGTTCTGCCCTGCTTTACCGGCTCCCAGACCACTGAAATATCGGTATTGGCATTGATCCGATTGATCGTCGGCTCAAGCAGCTTCTGGCGGAAGTCACGATAGTCCTCATATTTGCCCGCTAAACCGGCCTTCTCACGCATCCAGTTGAGATCAAGTGTCACTTCGATGGCTTTGCCACTGCGTCGCCCGTAGAGGTTCTTGGCTTTGATTAGCCAGCCATACAGGCGTACTGAGAACGGGGTATCCAGCTTCGCGATATTGGCGAAATTGAGTTTGGTAAAAGATTCTTTAAGTTCATAAAGATACGGAGCCACGTCTTGCCCGAATCTCAGTACGACTGCACTATGATCGTCACTGCTGACGTATTCCAGACGTGAAAACCAGGAAAGCTGCACGGTACGCACTTTGCCGGTTTTCACATCAGGCTTGTAGATGGTCACCGGCTTTTTCATCAGGCTTTCAGCTGCTTCGCGCAACTGGCGGTGGCTGCTTGTCGGGTTAA